CCGAAATCAACGGGTTGGGAGCAAGCTTCTGAAAGTCAATGCGAGCCGTGTGACGCGTCCTCTTTCCATAAGAGTGCGCAACATTCAGCTTGACCGTTCCGTCATCCTTCAAAAAGGTGCCGGAAGTGAGGCCAAGGCCAGTACGCGGAAGCGTATTGGCGACAGCATTGATAGTGATGGACTGTGGGTCGGCAAAAGCCATGGCAAGTCTCCAAACAGGGTGACGTATGGGTACTTCCCATACGACTTATTGGATAATTCATTTCCAGATACCCTTTTGGGGTCCTTCCATGAACCATCTTAAGCAAGCAGCCAGGATTTGCTGCTTACTTCGCACGACTCCGGGTTAAGCCCAGAGCCGCTAAGATGGCCATCTGCTTGGGACTAAAGTCCTCAAACGTCAGGCCAAATCCGTACGGGGATGCTTTCACTCTCAGTTTAGTCGTTGTTTCAAACGTCTGAACGAGAGGCCCAAGGGCACCTTGACTAAAAGTCGAGATGCCACTGAGCTCATACGTACATTTTGTGGACAAAGTCCGCATACAGTACGCACGATGAATCATCAACTCGTCCTGACCGAGTGCAGTGACATTGGTAGCTAAGCTACCAATGTTTACAAACCAGTCAGCGAGCCAGCTCCAAGGAGCCAAATTCCAAAGAACCTCAGGTGTTATCTTGAGGCCGAGAAGATGATTAGCCTTCTCTGCTGCATCCATGATTACTCCCCTGCTATCTTCTACAGGAGGGAACGCATAGCTGTAGCTTCCTTGGAACCAAGTCTTCCGAGTAATCTCGGTAGTCTTGGTTAAGGTTCCTTGATACGTAGAGAAGATAGGCGAAGGATAACCTGGGGTCGGCGAGTTAGCCGTCCCCAGAACTTCGACTTTCGTCTCACGTACGTCCGGGAAGGAATAATTACGACCGATTATTCGGCCGCTCTCTTTTTCATACTTGTCTAGTAGTCTTTTGGACTCTTGGACAGTATGGCACAGCTTTTGAATGTCGCTCAGAAACGGGCGCCATCCAAACTCCACATTTAGATACTCATCGCCAGCGGCTTTCGCCTTCTTGCGAAAAGTATCTGCTTTGCGGAGAGAGTTCCCTACTACTGCGGGTAAACCGTCAGATAGTAGTTCTCCCAATGCTGTAGCAAGAGAGAAACTTGGACGGGTAGGGGCAGTTCTAGAAATGGCTGTGCCTCCTGCGGCCCACAACAACTGATGTTCTGTTGTGATACCACTGGAAGCAGTTTGCCAAACTGAACTAGACTTATTAACTTGGTTTGACCAAGGAAATAAGTACCCATTCCCATAATAGACGATATCCGGATCACGCGTAGAACGCATCAGCCTTGGCTGACAATTATGGTCTGTATAGACCTGCGCCTGCGAGTAAAACGTACCGCCTATATCCAAGCCACGTAGAATCTTGATCGCTCTTGAATTGTCATTCTTCGTGTCCTTTATAAGGTCACGAAGAATACGATTTCTGAGCGCCCACTCTACGTGATTCCCTCCGACAGTCGTTTGTCCGCCCGAGATTCGATTAAGCATGGGTTTGTTGGGAGAATCAGTCCCATATACCCGTACTCCAGAAGCCGCAGAAGAAGAGTGAAACACTCTCTCTCTGGACTTACTGTCCGAATCTTGTGGGGGCATGGACGAGCTTCCTGTACGGAACGAACGGAGGTCTTTTGACCTCCGTAGTGACATCCCTTTGTAAGGGATGTGCGCATTAGCACCGGGGCCCCTAGGG